GAACCGCTGACCACACCACACCCGGCGCGGGCCGGGCTGACCGGAGGGGGGCCAGCCGAGCCCACGAAGGGCGGAAAGGAATCGAGAGATGACACGGGAGATGACAACGAATCAGGAACGGCGGTTCACGTCTGAGCGCGGGGCGCGCTGTAGCCGCTGCGGCAGAGAGGCTACGCCCCTGAACCCAGTCTATGGGGTACTATCCGACGGCTCCGGGGGCACCTGTCAGCTCTGCGAGACATATGACTCTGGCCAGACCTGTCGCGAATCCGGGTGACGTGCGCCGGCCCTGCCGGCCGGCCCCGCGCCTTGCTGAGGCGGGGGGCGAGCTGGCAGACCAGCCAGACACGCGGAAAGGAACGAGCCATCATGCCACGCGGCGACCCGACTGACGCGATCAACATCCGGCTCTCCCGGAATCTCCTGGCACGGATCCGGGCGAGGGCCGAGCGGGAGCGGAGGACGCTGGCCGAGCTGATCCGCATCCTGATCGAGCGGGGGCTGGAGCGCGGGGGGAGGGACAGGGCGGGATAGAAGTCACCCATGTTCGCGTTGGCATAGGATGGAATGCACGGGCCTGCACAGCCCGAACCAACACAGAGGAGCGAGAGAATGGCAAGCAGGAAGGGAAAGAAGTCCAGATCGTCGGTCGCGGATTGGGCCTGGCGGTGCCAGGAATGCGGTCACAGGTTCCCCAGCGCGGCGGCCGCCGAGCGGGCAGCATTCGGCGACGACGGTTGCCCGGGTTGCGGCGGATCGGACATTGACGAGAGCCTGCCGCTGGCGGCAATCCGCGCGGCCGAGGCCGAGACCGCAGAACTGGTGGCGCGGCGATGAGCAGGCGCTACCCCTACCGCTTCGAGAGCGAGGCTGACCGCGCCCGCTTCCATGCGGACATGCGGAAGGCGCTGACGCGGGTTGACCTGAATCGGCCTTTCGGAGTGCAGCTCGTCCCGATCAGAGAACTCGACTCCTGGGGCCGGACGGCTCGCGTGCGCTACGGTCTGGCGGAGGTGGCGAGATGACCGCCCTTCCCCGCCGGACGACAGAGCAGATCCCGGTGGCGAAGTTGCTGCCGAACCCGCACCAGCACCGGCGCCACTTCGACCAGGCCGCGCTGGAGGAGTTGGCGGCCAGCCTTCGGGCTCGCGGCGTCCTTCAGAACCTGGTGGTGCGCCGTCACCCGAAGCGGCGCGGCATGTTCGAGATCATCGCCGGCGAGCGGCGCTTCCGGGCCGCCCGGATCGCCGGACTCCAGCGGGTTCCCTGCCGGATCATCCGGGCCGACGACGCGGAGGCCTACCGGCTATCCCTGGTGGAGAACGTCCAGCGGGCCGAGGTATCGGCGCTGGAGGAGGCCGACGGCTACACGAAACTGCGGGATGCCTTCGGCATGACCGCGGCGGCGATCGCAGAGGCGGTCGGCAAGTCGGACCAGTACGTGAACCACAAGCTGCTGCTGGCAACGGTCAGCAAAGGCGTCCGCCGGCTGATCGAGGCGGGCCTGCTGAGTCCACTACATGCCTACTTCATAGCCCGGCTACCGGAACCAGAGGATCAGACTCGACTCGCCACCATCGCCGTGCAGCGCCAGCTCACCCAACTCGAGCTGAATCGGATGGTGAACTTGGTGCTGGACGGAACCCGGCCTGGCGAACCACAGGGACCGATGTTCGACGTTCCGGCATTGAATCCGGAGGAACAGGCCAGACGCACCCGGTTTCAGGAGACGCTGGAGAGAGTGACGAAGCTGCTCTGGTCGAGCTGGGACCAGAAGCTGCAGAAGATCAACGAGAAGGTGGTGAGGAGCGCGGTAGAGACCGATCTGCAGCGGGTGCGGAACCTCCGGCAGTGGCTCGGCGACGTGGAGATCGCACTCAACACCGAGATTCAGCGGCGGAACCTCGGCGATGCGTTGTCGGCAGCTCGCCCTTGACAGACAGGCGCTTGCCTGGTACATTCAAGGAGAGGAAAGGAACGTGAAGGCGATCTACGAACCCAAAGGCGCAGCCAGGGAGTACTCGCCCCTGGCCTGCAATCTCTACAGCGGCTGCACTCACGGCTGCCTGTACTGCTACGTTCCCGCGGTTCTGTATCGGACACCGGCCGACTTCCACCGCGAGGCCAAACCGCGGGACGGGATCCTGAAGGCACTTGACAAGGACGCTCGCCGACTGGCCGATAGCTCGGACCCGGTGCTCTTCTGCTTCACGTGCGATCCGTACCCGGCGGGCGGATCGGAGACGACCAGGGAGGCTCTCTGCATCATGGCCGCCTGCAACATCCCCGTCCAGGTACTCACAAAGGCCGGCACCCGGGCGGAGCGCGACTTCGACCTGCTGGCTGGAATGCGGGCGCAGTTCGGGACCACGCTCCTCTTCACCGATGAGGCCGATCGCCAGCAATGGGAACCCAACGCAGCCACGGTGGGAAACCGCATCGCCGCCATCCGGGAGGCTCATGCGGCAGGTATCTCCACATGGCTGAGCATTGAACCGATCATAGATCCCGAGCAGGCACTGGCCCTGATCGGTCTCCTCTCCGACGTGGTGGACGAATGGCGGATCGGCAAGCTGAATCACCACCCGCTCGCCAAGCAGATCAACTGGCACTACTGGGCGCCGAAGTTCCTCGAGGCGGCGAAGGCCAGCAGGCGGACCTACATGCTCAAGGACTCGATGCGCCGCTATCTCACGCCGGAGCAATGGGCAGAGAGCAGGCAGGCATTGACAGTAGCCCCACCGCGTGGTATATCCCAAGTGTAGTCAACCGAGCCCCTGGCCCGTAGTGGTGGGGGAAGAGCCGACGCGTACGAGCCGGCTTCTGAGCTGAGGTAGGGACTGATCCTCCTGAACCTGAGCCCAGGGGCCGGCTTCGTCCTTTCGGGGGCGCCTTGGCAACGGCGGACCAGAAGCAGCACGTTGACCTGCACCGGAAGCTGATGTTGCGCCGCGCCCTGCTCGAGCAGGCGGCGGAAGGGGCTGTCTACCTCCCCTTTTGCGGCGACGGCGACATCGCAGCGGAGGTCTACCCCGACCGGGACCTCTTCGCCGCCGACATAGATCCCCAGCGCATCGCCACCGTCTCCGCCCGCTTCCCCAAGTCCACGATAAGGGCTGCAGACTGCGATTCCTGGCCCTTTCAGGACCTTACCCTACCTCCCCTCGCTGTAGCCGACTTCGGCGCTTACAGCTACCCCTACCACGCCTTTCGAGCCTTCTGGGAGCACGCACCCAAGGCGCGGCGGCTGGTGCTCTTTTTCACGGACGGCCAGCGGCAAGCAATCAAGCGAACCGGGCACTTCACGGACCTCGCCGGAAAGAAACAGCACCTCACCGACCTCTCGGAGAAGCGCGCGAGATTCAATGCCTACTGGTCCGTCTGGGTCAAGCCGTGGTTTGAGGAAGCGATCAAACCCTACCGCGTGGTGGCTCTGCAGCATTATCTCCGCAAGGACATGCTCTACTGGGGCGCGGTGATCGAGCGGAACGGGCGGAATGGGAACGGGCGGGGCGCGAATGGTGCGAGAACGAAAAGGACGGCTACCGGCGAGGGCCGCTTCGGGCCGGCGAAGCGAAAAGCCTTCCTCGAGGCGCTGCGGAATGGCATCGGCCGCGGGGAGGCGGCGCGCTCGCTCGGCATCGGCCGCAACACGCCGATCCGATATGGCGGACGCCATGCGGACTTCGCGGTTGCCATCGAAGAAGCCGAGATGGCGGCCAACGAGAAGGTGGAGAACGCGCTCTTTCAGGCCGCGGTCTCTGGCAACGTGACCGCCTGCCAGGTCTGGCTCTACAACCGAGTTCCCGAGCGATGGCAGGACAAGCGGCAGTTCCAGCACACCGGCGCGGGCGGAGGCCCGATTGACTACCGCAACCTTGGACAGCTCTCAGACGACGAGCTCAAGCGACTCGCTGGCGGCGATCAGCCGCGCTGAACTCGAGCGGCTGGCGGCGCGGCGGCTGCTCGGCAACCGCGAGGAAGCCCGCGAGAAGCTCGACGCGTTCTGCTGGTATGCCAGCCGCGGTGTCTGGCGGGCCTCGGAATGCCACAAGCGCATCGCCCGCAAGCTGGAGGCGGTGGAGCGGGGCGAGATCAGGCGCCTGATGATCTTCATGCCGCCCCAGCACGGGAAGAGCGACGAGGCCTCCCGGAACTTCCCGGCCTACTACCTGGGGAAACACCCCGACCGGCGCGTCATCCTCGCGGCCTATGGCGCCGACCTGGCGCAGAGCCTCTCCCGCGACGCGCGGCACATCTTCACGGATGCCGCAGGGCCGCTCTGGAACCTGAAAGTCTCCGAGGCCTCGGCCGCAGTCAGCCACTGGGAGATCGAGGGCCATTCGGGCCGGATGCACGCGGCCGGCGTAGGCGGGCCGATCACGGGGCACGGCGCCGAACTCGGCATCATAGACGATCCGCACAAGACGATGGCGGAGGCGCGCAATCGCACGCACACCCGCCAGCTCTACGAGGGCTGGTACAAGTCCGTCTTCCGCACCCGCATCTCGCCCGAGGGCGCGATCATCCTGGTGATGACCCGCTACGACGTGCGCGATCTCGCGGGCTGGATACTCGCCGAAGCGGAGACGGGCGGCGAGAAGTGGGAGGTCGTGCGCCTGCCGGCGCAGGCCGAGGCCGGCGATCCGCTGGGCCGCGCGGTCGGCGATCCGCTCTGGCCCGAGCGGTACGACACCGGCGCGCTGGAACTCATCAAGAGCGCCACCCGCGGCTACGTCTGGAACGCCATGTACCAGCAGAACCCCCAGGCCGAAGTCTCCGGCGCGATGTGGACGCAGGCCATGCTCGACGACCTGCGCGTGGCGGCGGCGCCGGAGATGAAGCGGATCGTGGTGGCGGTTGACCCGGCGGTCACCAGCAGCGCCACCTCCGACGAGACGGGCATCGTGCTCGCCGGCCTGGGCGTGGACGGGCACGGCTACATCTTCTCCGATCGCAGCGGACGCTTCTCGCCGGCCGACTGGGCGCGGCGGGCGGTGGAGGCGCTGGCGAACCACGAGGGAGACTGCATCGTCGGCGAGGTCAACAACGGCGGCGACCTGGTGGAGACGAACATTCGCACCATTGATCGGAACGTGCGCTACCGGAAGGTCACTGCGAGCCGGGGGAAGGCAACGCGGGCCGAGCCGGTGATGAGCCTGTACGAGCAGGGGCGCGTCCACCACGTCGGGCGGCTGGACGAGCTGGAGCACCAGCTTACCGGCATGACGATGGACGGCTACGAGCGCGAGGGCAGCCCGGACCGGCTCGACGCCGCGGTGTGGGCAATCTGGGAGCTGATGCTGGGGGCGGGGCAGCCGCCGATCAGGATCGGGAGGGCGTGATAGGGCAGCGGCGGCCGCATGGCGGCCTTAGTCTGGCACATCGCGCATGGCGCGGCAGTGCCTCGCAAAGCGTGGCGTGGCAACGCTTAGCATAGCACAGCAAAGGAGATGAGATGGCAGCGGTAATCGCAGTGACGGCGCGCGGAGTAGAGCCGGGTATACTGATGAGCAACCCGGCATCTATGCTGGTCGATGATGCTGAACCGGGGGGCGCGAGGCCGGCGCAACCGGCCGAATCGCGCAAGGCAGTTGCAGAACGATTGGCCTATCGTATGCCGGACGGGGCTCTCGGTTTCCCATCAGCGGCCTTTCAGCGGGCCGGCATAGATGGAGGCAAGGGACAGCAGGTCGCACTCAAGTCGGCGCGGCCGGGGGAAAGGGAAGGCAAGAAGATCAGTGTCCAAACCTTCCTTGCCGGCCTCTGGGAGGTGGAACCGAAAGGCTTGGTTGCCTTCTCCAGGAACGGGAAACCCATCAGGGATTACATCCCTGACGTTCGCACTGGCCGCAATCGGAATGCCAAGAACCTGCCGCGAATCGTCCTGATCCGGCCGCTGGTCCAGGTTCCATGGGAAGTCAGGTTCGACATCGTCTGGGATGATGTCGGCGGAGACGCGAGGACGCCCGATCTCATCCGGCAGTGCCTGGAGAGGGCCGGCCGACAGATTGGTATAGGGGCCTTCCGCCCGATGGTGGACGGCAAGCCGACGGGCGGCTGGTTCGGGCGCTTCGAGATCGTGAGTTGGGAGGCGAGATAGTCGCCGCCAGGCAATGCGACGCGGCGCAGGGCGAGGCGCTGCATCGCATGGCGCAGCGCAGCACAGTTAGTATGCCCAAGGAGGCAGCGGAAATGTTGATAGCACTGGAGAAGTTGGTTCTGGACTGGGACCTGTACCCGAGGAAGAACACGGACGCGACCCAGGTGCGGCGGATGCTGGCCGCGCTGAAGGCAGGCGAGGAGTTCCCGCCGATGCTGGTCGGCAAGCCTACCATGAAGGTCGTGGACGGGTTCCACCGCCACAAGGTTTACTCTCGGGCGAAGGTCGCCCAGGTGTCGGTGGAACTGAAGCCCTACCATGATGATGCCGAGATGCTGCTGGACGCGATGGCCCTCAATTCCCGCCACGGCGTTCCCCTGGAGCCGATGGACCAGGTGCGGGCCTATCTTCTGGCGCAGGACCTCGGGATCGAACCCCTTCGCATCGCGCAGGCTCTGGCCGTTCCGGTCGAGACTCTGGGCGAGATGATGGCCACTCGGATCGCGACCGGGCCGGATGGCTTGCCGATGATTCTCAAGCGCACCATTTCAGGCCAGGTTGGTCGCCGGTTGTCAAAGGCACAGAGCGAGGTGAACGACCGGCTGGTCGGGATGCGGCCGGAATATTACCTCGGCCGCGTCGTAGACCTGGTGCGCCACCGACTGCTGGACTTGAACAACGAGAACGTAGTAGCCCTCCTGCGCGAACTGAAGAAGCTGCTGGATGGGCTGGAGGAGAAGGGCGCGCTGAGGAAGGTGACGGCGGCTTAGGGATTCCGAGGCGCGGCAACGCGCGGCGAAGCGCAGCGACGCGCGCCATGGCATAGCACAGCACAGGACTGAGGCGCAGGCAGCACATGGCAACATCTTCGCAGACAAGGCATAACCCTTGACAGAGACGGGGGCGGGGGAAGGTCGGCGCTACGAGGAGCTGGTCGCGGTGGTGCGGCGGGAGATCGGCCTGCTCGGGGGATATGGGGAAGTGACGCTCTGCATCAAGGCCCACGCCGGCCAGCCCCGCGCCGTCGAAGTCCTCGGCCGCAAGCAGCACTACCTCCTCGGCGGAGGGGCCCATTTGACAAGCGCCGAGGAATCGCGTACAGTCTGACCAACTGAATAGCCTCACCGCCTACTGATCAGATCAGCGGCGGGCGTCTTCTCGGGAGAGCACTCTGCTCTGCCGAGGGGCCGTCCGCCGCTTTTGCTTTTGGGGAGGCCATGCCGAGACTGAGAGAGAGGCTGGCAGGATTGCTGCTGCGCACCGCGGTAAAGGCCGCCGGCTCGCCGGCCCGGCTGCCTTTCGTCGCCCCGAGTCTATCGGGTCGGGCGATCTTCTCCGACTGGTCCACCTCCAACGCCATCCGCCACGGGCTCAAGGCCTCCACCTGGGTCTACTCCTGCGTCGAGCGGATCGCCGACGCGATCGCATCCGTGCGCTGGTTCGTGGAGCAGAAGAAACCCGATGGCCAATGGGAGGAGATAGATCATCCCCTCTCGACGCTCCTGAACTATCCCTCGCCCTACCTCAACCGCCAGGACCTCTTCGAGCGCATGACCTACCACCTGCTGCTGGGCGGCAACGCCATCTGGCACCTGCTGCTGGTGGGCGGCGTGCCGATCGAGATCGAGCCCCTCATGCCCGACTGCGTAAAGCCGATCCCCAGCGCGACGGGCTTCCTGGAGGGCTACGAGTTCCGCCTGCCGGGCAGCAGCGAGAAGCGCGTGCTGCCGCCCGCCGAGGTATGCCACCTGATGCTCGCCGACCCGGGGAACCCCTACTGGGGGATGGCGCCGCTGCAGGCCGCGGCCCGGGCGGTGGATACCGACGTGGCGGCGGTCGGGTGGAACGTCAGCCTGCTCCAGAACCGGGCGGTCACGGACGGGATCTTCAGCTTTGAGCACGAGATGAGCAACGAGCAGTGGGAATGGGCCCGGAAGACGATCCGCGAGCAGCACCAGGGCGCGGACAACGCCCACACGCCCTGGGTCCTCGGCTTCGGCGCCAAGTACCAGCAGATGTCGCAGAGCCTCGTTGACATGGAGTTCCTCGGCGGCCGCAAGTTCACGGCAGAGGAGATCGTCAACGTCTTCGGTGTCCCGATGATCCTCCTATCGCAGGAACGCACCAGCTTCAACAACCTGCTGATCGCCCGCCGGATGTTCTGGCAGGACCGCATCATCCCTCGCCTCGGCGATGTTCGGGACGCGCTCGACTTCCGGCTCACGCCCTACTGGGACAAGGGCGCGGCCGGCAAGGGTCCGGCGAAGCTGCGGATTGCCTTCGACGCGGCGAGCGCGCCAGCGATGCAGGAGGTTTGGAACGAGAAACTCACCGCCGCCGACCGCCTCTGGCGCATGGGGGTGCCGTTCAACGAGGTCAACCGCAGGATGCAGCTCGGCGTGGGGCCCGTGCCGGGCGGCGATATGCCATTCTGGGTCCTGACCGCACCAGGGCTGGGAGCCGGCCCGCCGACTTTCGTGGGCGGGAACGGCGATACCGAGGACCGACTCGCGCAACTGGAGGCCGGGGCCAAGGCGCGGACGTTGCTGATGCTGGGACCCGGCAACGGCAAGACCGCCCTGCACCCCGCCATGCCTGAGGCCGAGAAGGCCGCCCTCTGGCACGCGCACGACCGCGACCGCGCGGCCTGGGAGACGAAACTGCGCGGCCTGGTCGCGAAACAGCTCCGGGCGGACGGCGAGGCGGTGGCGGGCGCCTACGAAAAGGGATCGCAGCAGGCGGCCGAGGCCGAGATCACGACCCGCAAGCAGGCATGGTCGGTGATGTTGAAGGAGGCCTACGCCGCGATGGTCGCCCACTTCGGGTCACTCGAGGGCCGGCGACTGGTGCGCCAGGTGCCGAAGGGCCGTCTGCCGAGCGAGGCCAAGGTCATCTCCTGGCGCCTGACCACGAACACGCCCGAGGTCGAGCGCTTCATCCGCGAGACGACCGGCCGCAACATCGCCAGCATGACCGACACCACCATCCAGCATATTCGGGACGCGATCGCGCAGGGTGTGGCCAATGACGAGTCGAGTCGGGAAATCGCCGGGCGCATCCGCGACGCCTACGAAACGTGGGCGGCCGAAGGCGACTCGGTGATCGGCTACGGGCGGAGCTACACCATCGCCCGCACCGAGTCGGGGTTCGCGTCCAACTTCGGCGTGCACGAAGGGGCGCGGCAAGTCGCCGACGAGACCGGCGTCAACATGGTGAAGGAGTGGATCTCCAGCCGCGATGACCGCGTCCGCGATAGCCACCAGGCGGTGGACGGCGAGGTGGTGGCATTCGACGAGAACTTCAGCAATGGCCTACCCTATCCGTGCTACGAGGGCGGACCGCCGGAAGAAGTGATCCAATGCCGGTGTGTCGAGGGCCTGAGC